GTTGTATGCGTCAAATGCAACGACGACGGGTTGACTGAAGTCAGCATAGTAGGATGCCGCCGTTGCATATCCTTCGGCGTAGTTAACTACGTCACTGGATTTGAGGATCTCACTGCCTAGTATGAAAAAGCTGCCGCTTTTTTTAGAACCAGTAAGAAATTTCTTGCTGCCGTCCTCACTTATATATTGGATTCCGACAATGGTCATCTGAGCGTCGTACATAGGTATCATGAGAGCGCCCTGCTCGTTCTGTTTCAGGCCGTAAGCTAATACTTCCTTCTTCTCTAGATAAGGATGGCGCTCAACCGGGAGTCCTCGTTCCCATGCCGACTGCGCACGCTTCGCTGCCTTATTGTAATTCTCAGCCTTCTTTACTTCGGCTTGTCTTTGTAACTCCTTAATTTCTTCTCTCTGCTCATCAGTCATTTTGTACTTCTGCTGATGCTCTGGCTTGAACATAGCTACCGGCTCGGTAGCTGAGATCCTGTAATCACCGATGCGGCCAAAAGGCACGGCTTGATCAGTCCATAACTGATACCACCCGACCAATTTGCGTGCGTTGCCTACATTAATGTATGCTCTGCCAACACTGCCATCATCGACTAATCCTTTTTTCGGATCCGGTTCTAAACCATTCTGAGATAAGAAATTAAGAAACTCGCTTCGCACATCCCCAGAAAAGGGCCTCTCGAAGTTTTTTTGGTTTGGTTTCTTAATTTTTAGTGACATCCCTACTTGCTCTATATATTCATTTGTGTACAATATCATACACATTTATAAACTTTAATCAATTACCGGAGGATCAAAAATGGGATTAACAGTATCAAGCGGAGGTGGTGACTACGAAAGTTTGCAACCGGGCCGCTACAAAGCAGCGTGCTACAAGATTGTAGACGCTGGCAGTCGGATGGAAAGCTTCAAGGGTGGACCAGAAAAGAAAAGGACTCTTGTGTATCTGTATTGGGAAGTCACCCACATGCAGATGGGCGAGGACGGTGATGAGTTCTGGGATGAAATAAAAATGTCCGACGATAGACCTTTTAGTATCTCTAAAAAGTACACCGCTTCATTAAACGAGAATGCAACCCTGCATCTTGATCTTAAATCATGGCGCGGCAAACCGTTTACCGCAGAACAGCTCAAAGCTTTCGACATTGATAACTTGCTTGGTAAGACGTGTGAGCTGGAGGTCATCGGGTACCAGAAGCAGGACGGCTCAGACGGCACAGCTGTCGAGGGTGTTTACAAACCAGACGGTGGCGTTAAGTCCGTTGAGACAGAGAACCAACAAGTCGCGTTTGATCTTGACGTATATGCCAAAGAATTTACCGGCGAGTCATGCCCAGAATCAAAAGCTATGTGTGACGTATGGGACGAGATGCCTGACTGGATGAAAGAGATGATCGAGGAATCTCTTGAATTGAAAGCTGCCAAAGAAAAGGGCGGATCGAAACCAGCACCAGCTGCTGAGTCTGGGGGTCTAGCGGATCTTGCGAAAGACGACGAACCCGAAGAAGAGGACATACCTTTTTAGATGATTTTGCGAATAGGGACCGCACTCGCTGGTGTGGTGTTCCATCTCCGGGCCGGACATCGGGGGTGCGTGTCTCCTAGCAATACTTATGGGTAAGAAAATAATAATCGAATTTGACGAGGATGATGCCGAAGAGATACTGGAAATCATCCGTCAGCTATTAGAGAGGAAAGAACAAAATGGCGAAGAGAGGCAGACCAAAGAAGATTGACTCAGTGGTCAATTCACCTAGTCACTACCTTAGTGGTGACATCGAATGTATTGATGCCATGGTGAGCGCGTTTGGTGAAGACCAAGTGCGGATCTATGCAAAGATCAATGCGTTCAAATATTTATGGCGTGCTGGCAAGAAGCAAGGCGCTACGGATACTGACCTGGCAAAAGCAAGCTGGTACACCAAGCGTGCTGCTGGCCAGGATCCGAGGAGGAGTGATGGAGTTTAAAGTAGGCGTTTACGAAAACGTACCGTACCCAGAGTATGCGGCAATTAACCTAGATGGTGAACCTGTATACCGATCTCACGATCTCACCTCTGTAATTAAGTGTCCTTACACTTGGAAGAATGAAGGCCCCAGAAAAGAAACACCGGCGCTAATAGAAGGCCGGGTACAACACTGTCTGTTCCTAGAGCTGGATAAGTTTGACGACGAGTTCGTCATAGAACCAAACGTGGATCGTAGGACTAAAGCCGGTAAAGAAGAATACGAAGACTTCAAGGCTGGCATAGGTGACCGTACTCCAATCAAGCAAGACATGTACGACGTGTGCATGGACCGTAGAGCGGTAGTGGAAGAATATGTTCCACGTGGAACCGACAAGGTCGAGCTAACTGTTTGTTTTTACTGGCATAATCAACCGTTCAAAGCAAGGTTCGATTGGTATGACGGCAAGAATGTTTGGGATCTAAAAACTGCCCGTGACGCATCGCCAAGAGGTTTTAGAAGCGCCATCAACAGTTTCAACTATTACATGCAAGCAGCATTGTATTTAGACGCTGCCAGAGCCTCAGATTTGCCAGCAGAGCAATTTATGTTCTTGGCCCAAGAAAAGCTACACCCTTATCCTTTTGCGGTTTATACGCTCTCTGGTGAGGCGATAGAGTATGGCAAGGCTAAGAATGAGCAAGCGCTTAAGACGTTGTTAGACTGTAAAGATAACGACGACTACAAACCTTTTAATCTGACTGGCGTACAAGAAGTAACGCTAGGCGATTTGTACTGATGATTTTAGATAAGTTTTACTATCGGCCCTTGCCAGATCACCTGACGTTAGGCGAAAGCGAAATAGAAGGTCATGGTGTCTTTGCAGCTGAACCGCTAGAACAAGGCTCCGATCTAGGTCCTACACATATCAAGATGCCTTTGTACAAAGGCTTTGTGCGAACACCGTTGGGCGGTTTCCTTAACCATTCGGAAGATGCAAATTGCATGTTAGAAAACGTGTATGAGTGGGACGATTATCTCGTTTTTCATCTGTTTGCGACCAGGGACATAGAAGAAGGCGAGGAGCTGACGCTTAATTATGACATCTGAAGAACAAGAGGCCAAATGGGAGGCACATAAAAAACTGTGCGCTGCTCGTATGGTTTGGAAAAAAAGAGGACAAAAAATACCAAATCAAAACATTACTTGGGAGAAATGGTGGGAGAAAATGTTCCAAGACGATTACCGAGAATACACCGACAAACAGATGGCCAAAAAAAAGGGAGCCTAAGCTCCCTGTTCTTTAAGACTGGGCTTACTCCGCACCCCATTTGCTGTAGCAAGCTAGAATGTCTTCTTCGCTAGTCTCAGTCATGTTGTCACCAAAAATCTTTTTTTGTCTTTGGCGAATGTCAGCGACCTTTGCTTGACGCTCGTCAGTCATAAAGTTGCCTTCATCAATCAAGATCCTGACGTAAGTTTTGAGCGCGTCGATCATACCAGCTTCAACCACCCAATCATCACCGTGGATTGAAATACCGTCCGTAGGCACACCGCCTCGCGAAAACTCACAAGTTCCTAACAAAGTCTCTGCATACCATCTACCGGGAGTCTGTTCCCACTCGCCCTCAAGCTTATATTCTATTGCAATGATATCGCCATTGCCCTCATGTGCATATTTATCAGCAGGCTCTCTCAAAAGAACAGCTCTGTGAGGATAAGTGCCAGCTTCTAGGTTGTTGTTTAATATTACTTTTTCCATTTTTTTCTCCGGTTTAATTAACTTACACTTCTTATTATAGCTATTTCCGTGTCCATGTCTACACTTTTATACAAATAAGTACAATTAATTATGGAGCATTTTGCAACAGCTCAATCGCTCTGCCCTTGTCGCACAACCAGAAAACCAGAAGATATCGATCACCCTCGCCAACCGGGAGGCCACGGTGATTGTGTGTGAATGATGGGAAGATAAGACCATGTCCATTAGGCAATGGCTTGAGCTTGCCGTGATTGTGAAACTCTGTACCACCGCCCGTGTAATCACCTGTATTCAACGGCACAACAACACTAATGTCTGCGCTTTCATCGTGGTGCCAGTTGCCCTGCTGCTTCTCTGTGAGATTGTAGTTGGCTATCTGGATGCTGGCAGGATCCGGGCAGCTGCGTTGCCAGATAGACATGATGATTGGGTCTATCACGTTGCGAACCACAAACCACATGTTTTGATACAGCTCTGGAGAGCGCTCTCGCAACACTATCTCTGGGATCTGTCTTAAAGTGTCTTCGTCTTCGTTGCCCTCGAAACCAAAAGTTTTTTTCATGTGTTCAATCTCTTCACACATCATCTTGCACCAGCTGCGCCTAAAGATTGGCATGGTGTAAACTTCTGGGAAAGGATTGCTCAACATCTTATGTATGGGCGTCTTTTTCATCTTACCGACACCCTGCTGTGCTGCATACTTAGTTATGATGGGGAGAGAGTCCTGAACCGCCTGATACGTGTTCTGGTTGATCATCCAATGCGATTGCATGGACAACATGTAATTCTTTAGTTGATACATATTTGCATATTGTCGCAAATTTTTATAAAATGATCCACACTTATAACTTATTAAAGTAGTAATATGGATAACATACAACAAGAAGTAAACCCGAAGACTCGTAAGTCTTTGGCTCTTGATGTTCGTACTTACAACATGTTGCAAGACATCTGTAACAGTGAGCGCAGGACCAAGATCGACCAGTTAAAGGTATTGATCGAGAGGGAGCATAAATCGCTGTTTAGCGAGCATGTTAGCGCATGAAGCTCTTCAAACGTAAGAAGTCTGTACCTCAGACTTATCAGCCGGTGCTTGAAGCAAAAGAAGTTATAGACCTGTTTTCAAGATTAACTTTACACCACCAAGCGGCATTACTGCGTTTGATCTCGCGCAACCTAGTCATCCAGGTAGATGGCGAACAATACATGGGTTACGAGTTTAACTACGATGTAGATAGCGCTGTGATCTTGGCTCATGAGTCTGAGCCGCAGGGTGAGCTTGAGCTAGAAAGTTAAACCAGTCCGCCGATGCCAGATCGTCTGGCCCTCATTCGCATGGCCAGCTCTCTATCTTCGTCTCTAGGCAGAATAGTCGGAGACATTGCAGGATCAAAGTTTAATGGCGCCCCAGTCTGTCCCGGTAAACCGTCCTCGAAAAGATCTACATCCAAAGAGCTTTGTGGGTTGTTTTGTCTTTTTTGAGCTTCCTCAAGGGCTTGCTCAATCATCATGTCGCGTCGTTCACTTGTAGGCGTGTAGGGCTCATCTTCAGATATGATCGCATCAGCACCTTCCGTAACACCTCTAGTTACTGTTTGTTTTGCGCCAAACTCTAGTGGAGCAAAGTATTGATACGCTCTTTCGATATTGATAGCTGCGTCTGGATCAAACAAAGAGTCTGCCAAAGCTTTGTAATAAGTATCGGCTTGCCTCATTGCGACACTTCTTAAAAAATCATCTCCAAACGTGCCTTGTATTAATCTACCCGGTAGTCGTATTGCAGATAACAAAAACTTGGTAGATTTCATACCCAAGCCAGCTGTGTCATCTGCTAAAGCTTTTTCAATGGCTAGTAGCGGCTGTGTTTGCGAGCCACCTTTTGGCACTGACATAGCTTTGCCAAGTATCTCTATCATCCGCTCAAAGTTTGCATACTCTTCTGGCTCTAGCATGGTTTTCATCAGCCTAGCGTTTTTACTTTTTGCAAAAAACTGCTGGAATTGAGGAAGACCTTGATCAATGCTTTGACGCATAAGATCATCTAGCTTATTTACAATAAAAAACTTTTTAGCATCTAAAAACGCATCGGGGTCTGTTTTTAGCAAAGTTTCTTTGGCGGTTCTTAGTGATTTTTCAGACACATCTGGATCGAACAATTTTAAGACAGCGCGTGAGGTTGCCTTGTCAGTCATAGCTTTTGCTAAACTTCCTATAACTGAACGCTCCACCATTTGTAACGCTGGCTTAGTGGGATCATAAATTCTTTGCGCTAGAGCATAATTAGGCTCTGCATTTCTAAACAAAGTAGTTAAATCTTCACGCAAAGAAATTAACCTGCTGCCTTGATCTGTGCCTAGATTAGCCTTAATTAAATTTTCAATAGATCCTGTTCTACGGTCATGTAGCGACATCAGGTTTTGTATTTGGTTGCCGTCTCGATCAAACAACAGTTTTTTAAATGAGGTAAGCGCCTCAACAACATCAGGATCTAATTCAGGATTAGTTAAAGTGTCGTCTATACGTTTAATAATTGGTGTCGTATCAACCAAAGTTTGTTCAGGCGCAAGCCTTATCGTGTCGTATATTGCTTTAGCTCTAGTTTTTCTGTCATTTGCCATGTTGTCCAAGGCTTGCTTAGTAGCGGCAGCGACTCTAGCGTTTACGTCTCCAAACTCACCGGACATGCTTCCAAAACTATCAGCTAGTTTTTGTATGGCCTCTCTTGCTCTACTTGCTCTGCTATCATAAAACTTTCGCACAGACTCAATTTGTGGTTGTCTACTTAAAAAATATTGTAGCCCTACTGCCCTTGTTCCTATGTCAGCAGCCTCAGCCTGGGTGAGCTGTATGCCCATTTGTGCGGCTTCATCGATGATTTCTTGATTGCTTCTTCTAAGATTCATCAAATATCTAAGATTGTCTTCTTTGCCTATGAATTTATTAACCACATTCCTAGTTGGTCCGGCGCCAAATGGTATCGCTGAAAAACCAGACGATACTAATAAATCGTCGTAAGCCGCTTTGATCTCTTCAGGAGGCAAGTTGTAAAACATATCTATCAATGCTTCACGCCCACCTCTCGCCGCACCACCAATTACAAAGTTACCACCAAATCCGCCTATTCCTGTGGAGATCAACGTCACAGCTAGTTTGGCGAGCGGGTTTCTAATGTCCTTAGCAAGATCTAAACCTTTCTTAAATCCCGCACCTGCACCGGCCATGCCACCGCCAACATCTGCAACAAATGTAGATGCAGGAACAATGTTGGGGAATACGTAGTTTTCAAACCAGCCGATATCTTCACCGGGTTCAAATACTTTTTTTGTGGATCCGTCGTAGTCTGTGTAGATCAGCTCGCCGTCTTTGTATCTAAAACGCGCAACGGCCGATGGATCATCTGGAAACTTTTCTGACGCAAAGTATTCAAGCATGGCGTCATCGCTAAAGAACAAATTGCCTCGTGCTTTCATCAGGCCGTAGTCCATGAAATCACGGTCTTCTTGTTGCTGGTTCTGCATAGACTGTTGCAGAAGCTGCTGTATTTGTTCGTCGTAGTTTGGTTCAGCCATGGTTATTTAGTTAGCCCGTAGTTCTGTAAAATGTAATCAGGCACTGCTAACCCGCCATCCAACATTTCTTGTATCTTTTGTTTCCTCTCCTCGAAAGTGAATTCATTTCTTGGATCCATCATGATTTGTCGAGCTAGATCTTCAGAGCTAACATTTATCTTTTGTTGTGTTGCAGCTGTGCCACCAGTAATTTCTTTCGCAGCCTGTATTTGCTTGTACTGCTGTATGCTGTCATTGACGTTGAATCCTTGGGCTATACCAGCACCCTCTCCACCAATGCCTAATTTGTTTATGGCATCATCGTCTCCTCTAGCAACACCGCTAAGTGTTTCAAACTCTTCATTTGCAAACAAAGGATTATTCTTGTGCCAGTTGGCTGTCCAGATGTCTAACTGCCTTTTGACTTTTCTGTCTCCTATACCAGAGTCCTCAAGTCTAGCTGCCTCCTCTGCGTAATCAGCCATAAATTCAGTTGTTCTTTCAGCTATTCTTTCCAAATAATCTAGCTGCTTCATAAAACCGTTGTAGGTGCTTGTTAGAACCGGCGATGCAGATAAAAACATTTCCATCTCACGGTTAGAGATAGCACCTTTGGTCTGTCCAACAATCGCCATGGCAAAACCAATGCCTAGCTGGTTCATTAATATCTGATCGCCAACCTTGCTGCTGTCGACCATGCCGTCTAAACCGACGCCCACTAATATTTTTCTGATAGGCAATAAAAAAGCTTCTTGTGGTCCATAGCCACTTTCACCGATACGTTCTGCGATGGTTCTTGCATATGTTACTTGGTCAAGTACACCAGTGGCTGATCTAGCTTCTTCTAAATACTTTTCTTCATTTTTGATCATTGCCTTAACGTATTGTTCGCTTCCCGCTCCCGGCATGTTTATTTGCGTGGTGGGGCTTTTGACCTGAATACCGTTTTTGTTTTCTAACAAGTCGTTAATCACTGACTTGTTTGTCATGTTGTCTCTGAATGTGCCTTGCTTTCTAACACCACTAGCAACCAGGACTGCGTTACCATCGGCGTCTAACACCGGGTTGCCTTGCTCATCAACGCTAGGAACCATCTCGTCAAATTCGATGGTGATCAGATCGCCGGGATCATTAGCCATCTTGAGAAGTTCAAGAGAATACTTTTGCAGATAGTCTTGTGCTTTCTGCTCATCCTGCATTGCTAGGTTAGCGGCCTGTAACGCAACCTGTTGGTTTGCTTTTGCGTTAGCCTCTCGATTAGCTCTTATTCTTGCAGATAAGTTGCCAAAACCGCGCCCTAGGCCTTCGTAAACATTTCCTGTCTTTGGTGTCGCAAGTATTGCGGCACCTAACTCAGATGCTACGTCATATATATTTAATCGAGGAGATTGATAAGCGTAAGGCGCGAGTCTTTGTTGATATTTCTCAAAACTGGTTTCATATGTAGGTTGATTGGCTTGCATCATCATCAACCGCAGCGTGTTGGGATCGATAGATCCAAGATCAACAGGCCCCGAAAACGGATCAACACCTGTTGCTCCGCCAGTGGCAAAGCTGCTTATTTGCTCTTCCATTTGAGGTCTGCCAATAGCCATTAGACCGCCCTTTGCTGTCCTTGGTTCAAGTAGCTACCTATACCGCCTAGCGTAGACAAACCAACACCAAGACCTGCCATCAGTGGGCTAGGTGGTGGTGCAAATTGTTGTACGTTACTTTGTGTACCAGCTGTTTGAGCTGCCGTACCAATAAACGGTAGTAGTGATTGAAATTGCTGTAACGGAGCTTGTTGTGCCTGTAAAGCATTAGCTCTTTGCGCATCTAATATTTGTTGTTGTAAGGCTTGCTGCTGTCCACCAATGCCGGATAACAGATTAATGCCTGACATACCTGCTTGTTGCGCTTGACTACCTAAGCCTTGCAAGAATCCGCCTAGACCTTGTTGTGCTTGAAATCTTTGCTGGCCGATCTGACTTTCCAGTCCGCCCATCTGACCTAATGCGCCTGATAGCGTTTGTCCTGCACCTAGTGCTGCTCGACCAGCACCTGCTTGCGCTTGTTGTCCGGTTTGCCCAAAGCCTACCAGTGTTTGTCCTAGACCTGTACCTGCGCCAAATCTTTGTGTTGCAGACTGCCCAAGTCCGCTGGCTAACTGCTGTCCTGCGCCTAGTCTTTGCCCCGCTAGACTTGCTAGTCCTGAGCTTGCAGCTCTGGCGGCTTGTTGTTGCCTAGCAAACTCACCTAATCCTGTTCTCTGAGCCTCAGAAAAGCCCCTGGAGCGTATTCCTGCTAATTCTTTAGCTAACCCCCTACCCAGAGCTTCTGTTCGCTCATCCGCTGATAAACGCGCCCTAGAGCCAAATGCTGACTCACCACCACTTCTTATATCTCTAGCGGTTTGTGCAATATCTGCCAGGTTTGCTTGTTTTACTGCGTCCTCGACGGTTTGTCTTACAACAGCATCTTCAAATGGATCCATGAATCGCTGTGTCATGGACGGGTCATATTCGCCCGTAGTGCCTCGCAAAAGTTCTTCTGACTCGCCTAGTCTTTGCCCAAAACCAAGAGCAGCGCCCTTTCGTATGGCTTCTGTTTCACCTAAACGAGACATCAAGTCTTCAGTTGCGCCTCTGGTTAACTGACGACCTTCACCTATAGAACCAAGCAGTCCTTCTAAGCCTGCTTGTCTTAATCTTTCTTCTTCGCTGACACCGCTTCTCACGGCATCTAGGCCCCTCATGCCGAAGCCTCTTGCAGCCTCTTGCCCAGCAGTTAGTTGATCTACGCCGGTTCTAAAAGCGCTTTCTGCGTCCGTTAAAAATCTATCTTGTACACCGACAAGATCTCTAGCTCGTTGTGCTGCGGCTAACTGGTCAGCTGTTAATCCTGCAACCTCTTGCGGGACAATAACCGGTCTGCCTTCTTCGTCAAAAAAGGTGCGCTCTGCTGCACGCATGG